TGGCTTCGTCATTAGTGTAAGTCTTTTTTCCAGCATCGTCTACTGCATTTAAGACTTGTGACTTTATTTCAATCTCAAGCTCGGTGATAGCTTTTTCGTTTGACTCTACTAAGTCGTTTGTTTCAATGAGCTCTAACTGATTGTCATAAACAGCCTTAGGAATATCAGATAGCTCTTGAGCCATGTCTAATGGTGATTTCATAAATATAGTTTTAGATTATAATACAACTAAACTATCAACTGTTAAAGTTGACCAGCTGCGCCTACTTCTCCTCCTTCTTTGGTCTCGCTACCGCCTGCTTCTGCAGCGGCTCCTGCTGCGGCTGGTGCGGCTCCTCCTGCTGCTGGCGGTGCGGCTGGTGCGGCTGGTGCAGCAGCTGCTGCTTCAGCTTCAATTTCAAGTTTTTGATCAAACCACTGCTGGTTTGATTCAATCTCACTCTCAGTAAGCTTAAGCTCTTTTCTAACTAAGTATTCAGTAGAGAAGAATGGTGTGCCATCGTCTTTCATGACTCCTTTTTTGGCTTGGAATGCAGCTATACGTTTTGCTTCAATATCGTTCTGCTTAGCCTCTTCAAAGATATTATCATTGTTGTAGTTAATACCTATTGCGTTGTTAAATTTATAGTCATCACCAAGCTCAGGAAAGTCTAAACACATTTGCAGATACCAAGGCTTTACTAATAATTCAGAAAAAGCTGATCTTAATCGTCTAATGAATTTTTGGTATCTTACCTCTTCTCTAGTTATACCTTCAGCATTAAGGGTAAATGCACCCATTCCACTCTGTCCTTCCCAACGAGAATAAGGAATTTTAGAATCCATCTTCAACTTCTTATAGAAGTAGTTAAGTAGTTCTGAACCAGAAAGGTTTGGTCCAGGTGTTTGTAGAGCCTCTATCTTTATCTGCTGTTGCTGATCGTTTATTGGCATAACATAATTCTTGTAGAAAAGAATGTTGGGTTTACCGTCAACGCTTAATTCACCAGTATCTCCATTGAAACTGATATCTTCTTTAAACAGGTTTAAAAACTCACGAACATCTTCTTGGCCCTTTTGAAAGCTTTTACTCCCGATTGGAACAGTAGTGGTTAGACGAATTGGTGCATTCATTACGTGCCAAATTACTTTACTATGCTCGATGATTCTTAATAAGTTGAATGACCTAATTAATCTCTCTACAAAACTTACTCGCTTTGTCCTAAAATGGTTGGCATAAGATAAGTATATTATTTGTGAATCATTCAATATTCTAGTTGAACCGCTGTTTGGATCGTACTGTACCCACTGTAAGAAAAGCTTGCCTTTAGGATCCTTCTGTAGTTGAGGAGCGATGCTTGCAGGATCTATCTCTTTAAAACCTATTATCTCCTTTGGTTTTTCTAAGTTATCATATAGGATCTCAAAAGAAAGGTGACCTTCTACTAAGAATTGAAAGGCGTACTGCCAAGCAGCGATACCTTCACCGAATCCCCAAGCAGTATAGATCTTTTCAAAGTTATCATTGTATTTATTAATCACAGATTCTTGGTAGTGTAAACGATCTTCTTTAGTGTTTCCTCTGTATAGAAGCTTGCCTGTCATATCTCTTGCATAGGCGAACCTTGCCTCTTCATCATAGACTACCATGTCATCGACTATTGTTTCTAAGATGAATTCTATCTCTCCATTTGATGCAACATCCCGTAGGCGCTCTCTCTTAACTACATAATCTAACTGAAAAAAAGCAATAGCTTTTGTTCTTAGCTGAGAAGTAGTATCAGCAATAGCCATTGAAAACTTCATCAACTCGTCATTGGAGCTTAGCCTAGAGCTTCTAGCCTGTAGCTGACCCTCAATAAATCCGATTGCTTGTGAGTTTTTTAAGAGAAGATCCTCATGGCGAGTACCAAACTTACTTAAACTGGCCAAAGCTCCTCCAGTTCTTCCTTTTAATGTGTCTAAAAATCCAGCCATATAGTTATCTGTTTAATGAATTTGTTAAAAAGTCCTCGTATACCTTAGCTAAGTTTATAGGACTCGGCAATAAACCTCTATCAGAAAGCCTAGGATTGACTAACATTCCAAACCGGTTCCAGTCAATCAATCTAGCTGAACTGATATCGTCCATGCTATACTTATTTATCGCGTAATAAAGATTATCTGCACCCGATAGTTCTGAGAGCAGACTCGGTGTAATCATATAGAACTTTTGGTCTATTACTTGTCTCTCAGCCAAAGGACGAAGCTTGCCGGTAGTATCAAAGAGATTACTTAACCCGTGTTTCAAGGAAAAATTCCAATAGATATGAAGTATCTTTTCTAATATCGGTGGCGGTACTACTCTTAAGTCTAACATAATAATCTTTTCCTGCCAGTTTTCGTGAAAGAAAACCAGACCGATTGGATTTAGGTCAATATAATTCTTACCTCTAGTATATGCTGATATGAATTCAGCGTTCATATCTACTGCGGGTGGGACTATAGTGAACTGATAAAATCTTCCAGGTAAAAGGCTCGACCTATTTGTATTAGTCCCTTTTTCTGCAACTTGCTCAAAAGTAAGCCGCCCGTCGTTTTTTTTTATATCTTCAAAAGTCTTCACGATATCTTTTACACCTTATTGAATAGAAAGTTTTCAGTTATTATACCGAATCTCATTTTATTTTTATCTGCATGCACCTGAGCTGCCTTAAACTTTGAAGTGTTTATCAAGTACTGTTTAGCATGCCTAGCGTAATTTAAGGTCTGTTTTTCAGTAAGTCGCTTGGGTTCTTCCGGTGGGCTCAAGTACTTGTTAGGCTTGATCTCAATCAACCACCTAGTTATCTTTCCTTCTAGATTCTTGGTCGCCATATAACAGTCGATCCAATAGGTACACTCTTTCTTAAGTATAGGATTCCAATAAGGTATGCCGACTGGCTCCGATGCGTATTCAATAACACTATCGTTATTATCACAGTACACGAGGAACTTTAGCTCCCAGCTTGACCTGTAAATTATTTTAGTAAGGTCGCCAGTATACTTGTCTGGATTTTGTGGAGTAAAATATCCCTGTTTGACCCTGCCATTTTGTGGCTTTAAAAAGTCGTGGATGTCTCTTTTCTCCTTTGCCATAAACTTAACCTATGTATTTTGCAATCAACTCGTCTGCATCCCGTGGATCAAGAGAACCAAGCTCAACCAGTTTTAATACTAGAGAAGCGACTGCAAGGTTTTCAGGAATGTCTTCTTCAGATAATTCAAGGTCCTCGTTATTAAATGCCTCTTCCAATTCAGCATGAGCAGCTATTGCAGCCTGCTCAACTTCTTCTTCAGAACCGACTAGCTCAACTAATTCATCTAATAATGCAGTGTCAACAACTATCATCTCTTCTGCAGACTCGTCCTCGTTGATTTTTTTAGAAGAGAATTGTCTTAGTGACATGATTTTATTCATAAGATTTATTTTTTGATTATTTATCTCCTATAATAACAAGAGATTTAGATAGTTAAGATCTTCCATTTTCCTTTCTTATCTTCGACTAGACATGTTGAGTTTTCACAAAAATCTCCAGAGTTCATGTAGTCTTCTTCAAGCTTAGGCTGGTGGATGTGGCCGCATACTGCAACATCGTATCCTTTTTCTTTAGTTAGGCCACGTGCGCCCATCTCAAAGTCAGAAACAAAATTGATTGCTCCTTTCACCGACTGCTTAATGTCATTTGCAAGTGAATGATATTTTAAATTAAATGTTTTTCTAACTCTATTATAGATCGTGTT